CCAACCAGCTTTTTATTTTAGCTTTAATTTTCTTAATCATTTTTCTTTTCCTCCATCTCGTAAAAGAAATTGTCAGTGTCTTCAGTTCGCCACTTTTGTGTATCTTCTACGTTCCAGTAGTTAGTTTGTACCTTCCAATCAGGCACCTGGTCTTTTACCGTGAAAGACGGTATGTCCCAAATTAACCTGTTGTTTGGTTGAGCTGCGTAATTGCCATCGTTTAGTGCAAGTACGTGTGCGCACTTATGTTCGTGCGGGATCTCAGAATGATCAGTATCTAGTATATTAGGTTCTGGATGTGCAAAGTCAACAGTAAATAAGTATTTACCATAGTGCCATTTTTTATCTTTACCTATGTATTTACCAGCTTGTGATTCTAAAATATCCCAACTAGTAACAGCAGGGTAATAACTAAAAGAATTCCAAAGCTGCAGTTCATCGAGACGTCGCTGGGGCACGTCGGTGACTCTAAATCCTCTTTGAATAAACGCGCTAATTGGTAGGCGATAAAATATTGCACCGTTTTCCATAATAGCGTGGAATAGTAAAGCGCGTCCTGTAATACACGTGACACCAAAGATAACACAGTCTTCAACTTCGCCATGATGTTTTTTAAGGTCATATAAATATTCTCTTCTGATTTGTGCGTACTCTACCGGTATGTTTGCATTTAAATATGCCATAATTTTTCCTCACTTTATTGTACCCCAGTTTAGTCCAGATTCATAGTCAACTTTGTTCTTGACTTCTAATGGAATAGCGTTCTCCATTGTTGTTTTGATTAGCTCTGCTTCGTGGTCCGTGGTCGAAAAACAAAGCTCATCGTGTATTTGTATGTGTGGTATTATACCTTTTTCATGTAGATCCACCATGGCCTTCTTTGTCATATCTGCAGCAGATCCTTGTATCAATCTATTCAAAGCTTTGTATGTGAATGCAGGTGTATAGTATCTTTCAAAATAATCCATGTAGTTTGGATCTATTTTGTTTTCTTTATATTTATCTAACATTTCTGCTTTGAATGCTTCCATCGCTTGTTCTTTGGTATACAATGGCACTTCGTTGAATCTATTTATTTCAGGGTTCCACTCTTTGTTTGTAGTCTCCCATCTATCAAACCTGCAAAACCTATCGTATAATGTAAATAATAATTTGTTTTCTTTTGCAAAATTTATTAATTCTTGAGATAGTTGTTTTACAAAAGGTACTCGTCCGTGATACTCGTTAAATAGTTCTTTGGCTTGCCTTTGGTCTAGGCCTAGTTCTTTTTGTAATTTTATCCTACCCATACCATAGAAAAGACCTAGGTTGATTGTTTTTGCCTGTTTCCTGGAGATATTAGCCATGTCAGCGACTATCTGATGAAAATCTGCATCATCCTTATCAAATTGTTCTTCGAGGCTTTCTGTGCCTGGTAGACCCAATTTAATCGCATAGTGCACTACAATACGTGGTTCTTGTTGTGAGTAGTCAAAGCTAGCCCATTCACAGTCATCCTCTGGTATAAATAGTTCTCTCATCTTCTTACCGATATAACCTCTTGCAGGTATCTGTTGTAGATTAGGATTAGACATACTAAATCTACCTGTGACTGTGCCACCGGTATCAGATCTAATTTGGTTTATGTCTGCATGTATTCTACCTTCGTGTACATATTCTAATAGTCCATCTATAAAAGTATTAACTGCTTTGTCATACTCTCTTGCCTTTGCAATCATACGTAAGCATTTATTATTGTGTGTTCTAAGATAATCTTTTGGAAGTTGTGGCATCTTAGATTTAGGAGTAACTTTGTAGTCTTTAATGTGTAAGTGATCTAATAATTTTTTAATTGATGCTGCAGCCCAAATGTCAACTCTAATTGTTGTAATACTTTCTATTGCATTTATTATTTGGTCTCTACGTTTTTTTAAATGTCTACCAAACAGTATAGCTTTTGGGACATCTATTTTAACTCCTTTGAATTTCATGTCAACCAAACATAAAAATAATTTTGTTTCTAGTTCAAATATTTTTCTACAAGTTTTTTGCTCTCCGTCGTCTTTTATGTATAATACTTCGTCAATTTTTTTATTAAATAAATTCCATAATCTTAAAGTTAAACTTACATCTTGTTTTGCATATTCTTTTACAATAGATGCAGGAAGTTTGTGCATGTTAGTCATTGGGTCTTTGACTGTACCACCAGACCATTCCATAGTTTTTTGTTGTAAGTCATACTTATATTTGGAATCATTTAGATAATCTTTTGATAATGCGTCTAGTGAATACCTAAATCTATTTTCATCAACAACAGATGCAGCTATCATGGTATCAACAATTCTACCTTTAATCATCATACCTGTTACTGTTCTGATCCAACAGACATCATACATAGCATTGTGAAACACCTTTGTAATCTTATCGTTTTGAAATATTTTATCGTTTAACACTTGCCATATTTTATCTATTCTTTGAAAATCTATGTCAGTGTCAGAGTGACGGAGAGGAAAATATGCAGTGTCATTATCTGTTGCTACTGCAATACCGCAGACAAAACCATCATTACGTATAGAACCTGATCCTTTTGTTTTAAGATTTGGATCGTATGTTTCTATATCTATTGCAACTGTATCAATACCATTAAGATTTAAATCTTCTGGTGTATTACACATTATAATCTCTCTCTAATATCATCTCTAAATAATGTATTGCTTTTCTTATATCTTGTTCCTTTCCTTTTACAGAATGCCTGCAAATATATTTTATAGCATTCCCCTCAGCAAACAAGAGTTTATTTTCGTTGATAAACTCTGCTGGTTGTATCTTCATATTGCGATAGTGTTTGCCACCTACCTGCTCTTCTAACGAAGAATATGTTGTTCCTTTGAACATTCCTTTATGTGTCATCTTACTCCTAACGTATATTTACCTTGTGATGCTACAGTCCAACAATCAAACTTGCCTCGACTGTATGCAACATATTTTAACCTGAGCTGTGTAAAGTAATTTTCTATTCTTGTTGAAGTTAAATCAACAATAACATTATCAAACGTCAGACCTTTTACAGTATGTATGTTTGCATATTTTACTCTCACATCACCCTCTGGGTTAAAACCTTTTTCTAATATTTTTTTAATATATAAAATTCTATCTGGATCTGTCTTAGTTCTGATTAACGAAAAGTCTGTTTCATTAACAGAAGTTTCTTTTAAAAATTTATTATCTATTAAATATTTAATTTTGTATTCTCCATCTATCCAATTTTCAAAAGTTTCTTCACCTTTACCGTGAACTATTACTTTGCTCCCTATGTATTGCCAAAAATTTTTTATTTGTTTAAGTGGCATGGGTTTACCTTTTGCAAACTCTGGCCATAACTTATGACATTTTAATTCTTTCTTTGGTACGTGGGCCGTGTTTCCTACATGTGCAAACTCTATACCGTGTTGCTTAAAAAATTTTTTGACCCATGAATCAGACGGGGTGCCTCGATAAGTAAATAAAAAAGTTTCATTCGTATTTTTTATTTTATCTAACAAAGTTTCCATAGCACTACATTTTTTATTTAGACTAGGTAGATAATAATGATTACCAACTATGTCTGTTGGTTTCCATGTTCTTTCATATCCATAGTGTTCCCATATTGGTTGTATTATTCTTTTACATAAAGTGTTAATAGTTTTACCACATCTGTGTCCTTGATCTAATTGTTCTGCATCTCTTGATAATCTATGATAATAATCTGCATCTGATCCTGCAAACTCAAATATAGTTTGATCTGCATCACCAACAAAATAATATTCTTTAGCTTTGATTGCCATCTTATCTAAAGCTTTTCTTTGTGGTACGTTACTGTCTTGCGCCTCATCTACTATTAATGCATCTATGTCTGGCTCTATGGCTTTATCTATAAACTCTTGTATCATGTCCGCATAATCACACACATGATTATCTTTTTTATATTTTATATAATGTTCAATCATCTCTTCTATTGAGTTTAAACTATATGGTTTATAAATTTCTTTATCACAAACTTTCCAATGTTCTTTTATAGTATGTCCTCTGCCATGTGCATCTGCTAAGTATCTATAAAATTTATGTTTATCTGCATTAAACTCAGATTCATTTACTGTTTGTAATTTAAATAAAGTTTCTATTGTGCATAAATTTTTGTGGTCTTCATAACTTAAAACTTCTTTTCTACCCACCAATCTGCTTTTACAATACGAATGAATTGTACAAATTTTATACTTCATGGATTTTTTTGTTACACCTTCCATCTCTGGTAGTTTTAATATCTCATCTCTTATTTCATCTGCCGCTACATTTGTATGTGATAGTATTATTATTTTGTTGTGAGAATATTTTTTTAATAACTCTTTGTATTTATTTGTAATAAATATTGATGTCTTACCTGTACCTGGTGGTCCTGATATAAATTTAGGCTGTTTCATCTACTATCTCCTTGTATTCACCATCTATAATTAGATCATCTTTATCTACGTTTTGATTTACCATTTGCCATGATACGCAAGATTTGTTTCCAAATTTACCGCGTTTCTTTTTTGCTTTTAATATATTTTGACATTTAATTACTAAGTCTACCCTTGGTAAATTTACTTTTTGTTTGTGTAGATAGTCTTCAAATTTATCTAAATTAAATTCTAATATATTTCTTTCCATGTTGTAATAGGGTAAACCAAAGTGTGCTAATTCTTTCCTATTTGTATATGCTTTTTGTTCTGTAATGTAATTTTTAAAATGTTTTACAAACCTTAAATCTTCTTCTGCTTCTTCTACATAGTCTGTTGATTTTTCTCTTGCCTCATATTTTCTACGCATGATCTCTTCAAAATCTGCAACTTTCATTTCTGGTATCCACACAGAAGCTTTACTAATTACAGCATCATAAAATAATTTTTTATTTCTAAGTGTAGGACCGTCTACTGTTATTGTTTTTTCGACGGCCTCACCCTGTACTACAGCGTTTATTTTTACAAAATATCTATCGCTCCCGTATTCTATTATCTGCCCGATAGATTGTTTTGCTTCTTCGCTTGTAGCTTCTTGCACACCAATCCAACTAAATATAGTTGCTATTGTTTTTGTAGAACACCCAATGATCTCTGCAAGTTTTGGCATACCAAATTTTCTATTTGCTTTTTTATGTGTAGTTCCTTTTTTCTTTCTTTTTTCTGCCTCTTCATCTTTTGCTGCAACTGCAATTTTATAAACAAAATCATCTATGTCATCTGAGTTCCATTCTGTATGTTTTAATAATACACCAGCCATGGCTGTGCAATAATCGTCTCTCTGTCCTGAACCTGCATACGTAATGCATAAAGCTGCTGACAAAGCAATTTTGCCAAGATCAACTTTAAGATTACCTGGATACTCATCAATACCTTCATATTTTACCCATTTAACAACCTCGTTTGTTGTATGATATTTTGTTTCTGGAACTAACGTGTATTTATTTGCACCATGTCTTATCTCACACAGAGTTGCACCATGTCCGTAATTTTTATAATAAGATTCTAATTCTTTTGGTAATGCAAATTTTTTGTAGTCTGATGTGCCAGACCAAAGATAATGACTTGATGGATTATTTCTTCTACCAAATATTGCACTACATGATTTTATGTGGTCGCTTGTAAATCTTTTAACAACAGGATTATCAATATCAAAGTCTATGTATTGATCTAATCTAAGTCCTATTTGTTTTGTTGCGTGTTCTATTCTCCATTCTTCTTTCGTAATTTTAAAATCAGGGTCGGACCATTTTTCTACCACAGCCTGTTTTGTATCACAGGGTATGATCACCCGTCCCAGATCTATCCAATCCTCATACGTAATAGGTTGTTTAACTACATCACTCATAAATTATTGTCGTGGGCGCTTCCCCTCTCGCTTCGGCGCCCACTACCTAGGATATTATAAGTTCAGAGATTTTTTAGTTTGTTCTTGAACTTCAGGTTTAGCTTGTATCTCACCTTTACCTACACTCGTTGCAAAGTTTTTAGCCATGTCATAGATATTTT